ACCTGGACCGTTTCTTCGTTGCACGAACTGGAGCAGCTCCTGTGTAAACACTGATTGCCTCCCCCCCGTTGATGGGTAAAATAGCCGCAATTTTTCGTTTTCAACAAGCGCGGCGCGATGCCGCTTACTCAAGAAGAAAGAATTATGACGTTGTCTCCTTATTTGCAAGAGGTGGCGAAGCGCCGCACTTTTGCCATTATTTCTCACCCCAATAATTAAACCCAAATTAAAGCTCTTCTACTCTTTCAAAGTCCTTTCGGCTAATTGAGGTTAATCCATATAACTCGTTTAAATACATGCTGTTATGTTTCCTTTTTAATTGAAATTTCTTTCATGTAACTTTAAATCGATCAGGTTGCTTTCATCAAAAATCTGTACATATGCTTGTACATAATGTACAAAGCAGCAGAGATATTTTGCGATTTGTACAAGGTGAGTAATGGCGCTGTCTGATGCGTGGTTGCGTTCAGTCGTTGGAAAGGAACGCGATAAGGTTTTGGTTAAATCAGATCGTGATGGTCTGTCTGTCAGAGTATCACCGAAAGGTCGCGTAGTGTTCCAATATCGTTATCAATGGGCAGGGAAAGGCGAGCGACTTGATATCGGAACTTACCCGGCAACTGGATTAAAAGAGGCCAGAGAAGAAGTTATCCGTCTTCGTGGTGAACTTGAGTCAAACCGCAATCCACGATTGGTCAGGCAGGCAGAAAAACGCAAAGCTACTGAAGCCATGACGGTAGAGTCTGTGATCCGTGCCTGGTATGAAGCATATTGTGTAAAAAATAAAAAAGGTTCTGAGCAGATACTCCGCTCATTTGAACTGCATCTGTTCTCTAAAATCGGGAGTATCCCTCACGATGCAGCTACATTGCATGATTGGTTAGAGGTACTGGAGCCTCTTAGCACTAAGACTCCAGCAATAGCAGACCGATTGCTAATTAACGCAAAGCAGGCCCATGTCTGGGCGTATAAGAGAAAGTTTATTGAAACTCGCCCGCTGTCGGACATCACGGGGAAAGATATGGATATCCGTAAAGGTCAGAAGAAACGGTTTCTGACACACGATGAAATTAAAATTCTTTATGCTGCGATCGATGGTTCTCGAATGGTTCCCAAATACCGGGCCTTCATTAAACTATTGCTGCATTTCGGCTGTCGTAGTTCAGAGCTGATTACTGCCAGGGTGGATGATTTTGATTTCATTAATAAGGTATGGACTGTACCGCCAGAACGACATAAGACAGGTGATATAACAGGCGAACCGCTAAAGCGCCCCATTATTGAACCGGTTGAAGAGCTTATAAAATACGTTATCTCTATGAACAACGGTTCCGATATGCTTTTTACCAAGGAAGGAAGCAAGGAGCCAGTTGGTCGGACATCATTGCAGTCGCTGCCTTACAATTTAATGCAGTACGCATGGCGGCGTTTGGGGTATCAATTTCCTCATTGGTCTCTTCATGATTTGAGACGAACAGCACGAACAAACTTTTCTGATCTTACTGCGCCTCATATTGCTGAAATAATGCTCGGTCATAAACTGCCAGGGGTATGGCAAGTTTATGATAAGAGCGATTATCTAGAAGAACAGCGTAAAGCCTATCAGGCATGGTGGGATAGGGTTGATTCGATTCTTACTTACACTAATTTAGGTTCCAACAGACAGCCTATTGAATAATGAATAGACATACAGAGTAAGAAAATAGTAATGATTCTTGGATTATAATTAACTGGTTGCTGATATTTCGATTTGCCGATTTATGAAGAGACGGTCATTATACTTATAAAAACACCACTCCTTATCCTTACAGAAATAAGGAGTGGAAACAGTTATGGCTGAGACTCTGGTTTAGCAATCTCGTTTATAAATTTCTTAGCTACAACAGTCTCATACTTTCTATAATCATCAAGATATTGAACATCTATATGATTTTTGTAGCGAGCATTAAATTTATTTGCAGCCCCTGTTTTATCATCTTTACGTTCATCCGTTGGTCTGAAAAATTTATGGTAGCGGCGGGGTGATACCCCCTCAAAATCACAAAATATTACTTTGGAAGATTCTTCATTCTTTGTTATTGCATCATTATGCAGATCAAGAGCAAGGCTTTTATCAAATGGCTCTATATATACTACTTTTTTTATTCCAGCTGCGACAATATGCCTTGCACAGTTGTGGCAGGGATAGGTTGTCGTAAAAAGAATTTTATCTTTAGTATCGCCGTTTTGTTTTCTAGCCATTGATGTAATGACGTCCATTTCAGCATGAATTGATCTGGAGTATTCCATTACACTTGATATTTTGCTGTCTTTGTAAATGCCTTCTGCAATATTATCTAATTTGTTTAGAAGTCGTGTTATATTAATATCGGCAACAGTTTGTCCTGCGGAAATACCTAATACAGTTCTTACTTCGGTTGATAATATGCTTTTTATACGGTCTTTAATTTTTAGCTTGTTTGCATCATTATAACACTTACCACTTTTGTGAACGCATCGATGATCGTTATCAAAATCATCACTGCTATACAACCCGCCACCAGCTTTAGGTACGTCGTTCTTACCCACGGCAAGCAAATTCCCTTCATCATCAAACAGTGCAGCCCCTACTTGACGTGATAAACAAGCTGATTGTAATGATGTTGAAAAGGCAGCATACATACCTTTCTCGTTAAAAGTTGGTGTTAAACCATTTTTGCCATGAATAAGACCGAAAAACCGATCAATCTTCTTCTTTAATTCACTTTTTTGGCTGAAGTTATTTTTAATAAAAAAATCTGAATCAAGAATGGTTTCCCCGGTTCTTTGTCCATACGGATCAGAGGATTTATTATCAATATTGATAATTAAATGAAGGTCGTTCTTTGTCGATTCGTCATCAATGAGATTCTGAATTCGGTAATCTAAATCGCGCAAAACTCCTAACAAATAGAAATTATGCTGATATATAACTCTGAATAACTCTATTTCTTCCGGCCTTTTGAATTGATCAATGATGAAGACAGTACCTTTATATTCATCATTATTATAATCATTATTATGATCAATATTATTTTTCTCTGCTGCGATTGCTGCAATAGCAGCTTCTGCAAGCAACTCATTTTTTTTGTAATGTTTACGAAGTTTATTGGCAATATCCTGGAGTTTTAAATGTCTATTAACTTGTGTGCTTTCGGATACCTTCAGTGCTGCTGGCTCAAAATATAATGGGTTTTCCATAAGCGCACTTATGCGGATGTGTACAACATTATACCCCCATTCTTTGGATATCTCTTCGATAATTTTGTTTATCGTTCTCATGCCACATCCAACATATCCACACAATCCAAGATAAATATCTTTTGATTGTCGTGAATTCACAATCTCAAGTGATGATGCCGATGTTGAGCCTTTTTTTTCATTCAGCTTTTGTGGAGTTTTTTTTGCTGCTTCAGCCATTGCTAATTACCTAGTCGAAAACTATATCAGTATTTATTATTTCAAAAAATGCATCAAGAATTTCTTTATTTTTCTTTTTACTTTCAAATGAAATGACATTATCTTGATTAAATGTTGTTAATTCAATGCAGATAGAATCAACCTGATCATTGGCGGCGATGCTCGATTCTATTTCATTAAATGCTATTACATTCATTTATCTTATCCAAACATAATAAAAAACCATATGGCCTTTAGTGTACAACAAAACCATACTCTTTCCCCTCATTTTAGAGGGGGAAGTGTGGTCCACATCATGTTTTTTCCCACCCATGAAAATGTTCACCTAGGCTGGTGAGGCATTTTATGTACATCAACTCTTTGAGTTGAATCATTATTTTAGATTTTTTCTATCATTGTGTAAATGTCTTCGTTTCAATACATCATGCTTGGGGAGCGGTCCCCGTTTCCTAATAATTAATGCTTGTGGATAGCAACGTCCGTGCCTGTATCGCTCAGACAGACGCTTACCGTGCCATAGACGTGTCTGTTCACATACGTCATTCAATAACTCCTGCAAACCTGTAAATCTTGCGTGACGCCCATTTATTTGGGCATGATTTAATATCAGGATCTGGAAAATCAGGCCTGTACTTCTGGCCAGTTCTCCGGTTTACGCTGTTCCAGCGAAGAACTGTCGATACTGAAACGCCACAGAATTCGGCAACTTGTTTTGTTGTCATTAAGTTGTTCATTAGTTCACCTTCTGCGGTTGTGCAGTTGAAAGACTCATTCCAGCGCGTTGCTGCCAGACAACCCAGCCGAGAGCCATATCCCATGCCATGTACTCGTTATCGCCGTTTTTGGCTCTCCGACGATCTACTGAGTCACCGAAACGCTTTTCCATGAATAATTCATAAGATATTCGTTCATTTGTGATGGTCATTACGGGAGGAGCTAGGTAGAGAGGCGTTCCACCATTTTTGTTGGTAAGTGCAACTACACTTTTACTCAGCATCCATGCCACCGGCTTTTTATCAAGAGAAGCCAAAGCTATTTGTGCTAGTTCCATTTGCTCGCCACGGGTAAGTCTGTTTTCAAGCGGATTTTTAATGAATAATTCGATACGTTCTTTGGTAATAGAATTCATGCTATTTCACCTTGATCTCAACATTTCGCAGCCGTAGCTCCACTGGCAGGTCTGACTTTCCGGTTAAAGCTAATGCGAGATTTTCTAGAGTAATGAGAGCTGTTATTGTTTTCCCCATCCAGGCGTTATCACCAACACGCTCAAGATGCGGAGGGTCGAATACAACCACCGAAAAAGATGCGTCTGCAAATGGTAATGCACGAAAATCAGCTATCAGGTCAGGACTGATAATCAGGAGTTGCCCATCGCACAATGTATGCTCTTCCTTTCTGATATCGCTGAATATCGCCCGTTCGTCATTTTTATCGAACCAGAACATGCGACTGCCACAGCACATGTCGAGGATTGCTGCATGTCCAGTCACTGGTTGCCTCCTTTGCGAAGCCGTTCCGCCCATTCTTCAAGGGATTTCTCCGCATATTCACCAGACAGGCCATCAATCGGATGCGATTCATTAGCTAACTCTTCTTTCGCTGACAGAATCATGCGTGTAACGTCGAAAACTTCAGCCAAAGGCTTATTGATAAATCCGTGATTGAAAGCAGCAGCAAGACGGCTTGCGGTATAGTTAATACCCTCGTTGCGAGCCTCAGCACGTACTTCATCGAATTTACGCACCAGATACTCAGCATTTGTTTCATTCACTTTCAGATCTCGCGGTACACATTTCCCGCGAAGAAAACCTTCCATTTCGAAAACATTTATGCGCATTTGCGTAACTCCGATAACTCGTTAAAACGTTCCATAAACATCCCGTAGGCATGGCCTGGTGACAGTGGAATCACTTTGAACATCTCTGTTGCCGGGATGCCTTCCAGTACAGGCCAGAAAGAGCCATCATCAAGCCCGAGATCGCGGCGTTCGGTTGCCAGCATAATGAGATCGGCATATTTCACTGGCGTGCTCATAACAGGAGGTAACCCGTATTTCTCACGGATTACGGCGTCTATTTTTTTTTCCATCCGTTTATAGTCAGGAAGAAGGCGTTTCAGTGGTGCGGGGATGTCCTGGCAATATGCTTCTGTTGCATCATGCATTAACGCTTCAAAAGCAAATTCCTGCGGTACCAGCTGGCTGCAAAGCACCGCATGTTGGGCGACGCTGTAGAAGTGTGAAAGATGTCCTGCAAAGCGACAGATATTTGAAAGGGAAACCGCGATATCGTTAATCACGATGTCGTCTTTATTTATCCTGTCATAATAAAAATGCTTCCCGGAAAAAGTTTTAATAAATGACATTTTGTTCTCCACGTATATGCGCTGCACCGCGCTGAATTCTGGTAAAAGGAAGCCATCACCATCCGGCGATTATTGAGTAAATTATGTTTCCATAAATGCCCCCGCAGGGGCATTTGCAGTAATGAAATCAGGCGGTGAAAGTACCAATAAAGGTTTCTACTTTGCTGTCTTTAAATTTCTCAACAAGCAGATCACGAAATTCGTTAGCCATTTCTTCCTGCACCGCTTCCAGCTGAATAATGCGCAGAACCAGTACAGGACGATCGCCAGTGATAATGCTGAGGCGTAATTTAAACGGACGTTCTTTAAGGCCTTCAAACGGAACGCATTTAAATTCAAATGCCACTGGCATAATGTCTTTGGTCTTCGCTTCGACAGACTCCATCAGGGAGCGTTTGCCGCTGAAGTCATTATCTTCAAAATCAGCGGTCTGGTTTGCTTCAATCGTGATTTTACGGACTGCCGCAGCCGCTTTTGTTGCCTGAATAGCGTCACCATTAGCATCAAAGCCCACAAGGTAGTCGGCCCAGTCTTCAATCCATTCTGCCAGTGACTTCTGGGAGTTACGCTCGCCGTTAACAGACAACAGGGCAGAGAACGGTGCTGTCTTTTTCAGTTTGAGAGTGGCGGTGTTATCTGCGTGACCTGGTTCATCAATAGTACCCAGGTTAAGTACACTGACGGCACGCATATTATCAGCATCGATAAAGCAGCGGGTGCCTTCATCTGCAAGATCTTTAGAATAACGGGTAAAGTCATCGATGCTGGCAGTGGAAAGCGCACCACGGAAACGGAAGCGATTTAAATTAAATTTTTCCAGATCATGAATGCGGAAATTCTCGGGCAATGCCACAGCATCGGCACCAATCTTACTGATAATTTCATTAACACCCTGAGCAGAAATAAGGGCATGGATTTGATTAATTGCGGTTGCGTCTAAGTTCTGAGACATAATAAGTCCTCACTATATAAAGATATTCAGTGATGAGATAAATAATCAGTTAATTAAGAACGATATTAATGACCTGCTGCGCGTAGTTTTCCGTCAGGTTCACCGGCAAGAGTCAGTAATTGTCCCTGGTCTTCCTGCAGAATAGTCAGACGACCACCGCGATTGACATACATCGGCGTTTCGGTGGTGTCTTCTTCGGAAATTTTCCCGCGGTTAGTCGGGCGAACATATGAGAGTTTGTGTTTGATTTTCACACGGTTCTCATCAAATGGTTCGATTTCCAGGTTGAGTGAGACCTTACCTTTGGTTTTCGTGTTCATCACACCGGAAGCGACTTCACTGAGAACTGCGCCGATTTTGGTTTCAAATACGCCGCCGTCCAGCTCCCCGATAAATGCCTGCACATCAGTACTGCGTTCGCTAGCCATTTTGCTGCTCCTCATCATATCGACCCTGCAAGGTCGGTTGGTTTCTCCACAAAACAGAGAAGAACACCTGCGGTGGCAGCCGCCCGGATGGATTGGGTTATGAGCCCGTCGTCCGGTGATGCTCTTCTCTGTTTTGTAAAAAGAGCGGTACCAGCCGGAAGCAAGTGTACAAACTGGTACCGCCAAAGCAGTGGCTGTTGTGGTGACCGGTGCTGATCTCCGGCTTGCGGTTATTTCAGACTCTCACGGGCGTTTAATTGCCCCGCCGAACAGCTCTTTTCCGCAATAGCTGCAATGTCTTTCGCGCATCAGCCTGCGCATTCACCACAACGCTGAGAGCACTTAGCCAGTTACGGCACCACACTTTGTCGCGGTTCCATAAATGCCCTCATCGTTGCACCCTGGTCTCTTCCCAGGCGTCAAACCGAATCGCCACGCTGGTTAGGCGTCTTATCAGCATCATCATTGACTTGCACATTCCGGCTACCTGGTTTGTTTGCTCGAGCAAGGAGTGGATTGTCCCCTTTAACGTCACCAGACCGCTAACGACGCATGTGCCATACGCCGTGTTACAACCAAATTTTGTTAGTACCTTGTTTGTTGGTCTGGAAAGAAAGATAAAATGAAGTTGCGCATTATGCAAGTATTTTTATTGCGAGATATGCAATTTTATGGGAAATGAAAAGCCACCTTTGGGTGGCTAATTGATGAGGAGGTAAGGGTTAATTGTGTCGCTTAAGGGTTTGTGACTGGCTGATTAAGACCTTTCCAAAGACCATAAACCGGTGTTCATTTTCGCTGGTAATTCCCCATTCACGGTAAATCTGGTTATCAGAAATCACCAGTAGTTTGTCAGGTATCATTTGCAGTCGTTTGACATAAATTTTATCATCAAAACCAAATACATAGATACCATCTCCATCAAACTGATTGATACTGACATCAACGAAGATGAGATCTCCTGGCTCAATGGTTGGACACATACTGTCCCCACGAACGTTGATAACTTTAATGTGATTGGCTGGTCGTCCGCCAAACATCGATACAGCATTATCAGTTCTGTATTCAATGGCATGAATCACATCAATGACATCACCGCCCTGGATAAGGCCATTTCCCGCACTGGCACTGACATCCAGCATTTCAATACGGAATACATCCTTCACCTGCGCAACATCCTCACTAATACTGTTTTTACATACAGTATTACTTTTGAAGTCTGAGGTAAAGAGATCAGCAATATCAACACCTAAGCTCCTGGCAATATTACTCAGGGCTTGTTCAGTGAATTGTTTCTGCTTACCTGTTTCCAGGCGCGAGATATTCGCCGCATCCACTCCTATTGCTTCAGCGAGATCGGCGATTTTCATGTTCTTCGCCTGGCGAAGTTGTCTGACTCGATTTCCTATGTTCATGCGTTTATTACATTTCTTTATTGCGCGTTAAGCAAATCAACTTGCGCAAAATATTTGCGTGAAATAGTATGCTCATCACGCAATATGTGGAGGTTATATGCAATCACCATTACGAAATGTGCGTAAGGCGCACGGGCTTACTTTGCAGCATGTTGCTGCGGGCGTTCAGGTTAATCCAGCAACGCTGAGTCGTATTGAGAGACTGGAACAAATTCCATCTATCGATCTTGCAGAGCGTCTGGCCAATTTTTTTAAGGGAGAAATCAGCGAAATGCAGATTCTCTATCCTGCACGCTTTCAATCTAGTCAAAACCGGAATGAGTTAAAACCACAGGAACAGGAGGTAAGCCGTGGGTAAGCATCACTGGAAAGTGGAAAAACAACCTGAGTGGTACGTGAAAGCTATCAGAAAAACTATCGCGGCATTGCCAGGTGGTTACGCTGAAGCTGCTGACTGGCTGGATGTAACAGAGAACGCATTATTTAACCGCCTTCGTGCCGATGGCGATCAGTTTTTTCCGTTGGGATGGGCAATGGTTTTACAGCGTGCGGCTGGTACTCACCACATTGCGGATGCTGTCGCACAGTCTGCTGGTGGGGTGTTTGTATCACTTCCAGAAATTGAGGAAGTAGAGAACGTTGATATCAACCAACGTCTACTGGAAGTTATTGAACAGATCGGGAGTTACTCAAAGCAGATTCGTTCGGCAATCGAAGACGGGGTAGTGGAGCCACATGAGCAGACAGCAATTAATGATGAGTTGTATCTGTCGATTTCGAAGCTCCAGGAACATGCGGCACTGGTCTACAAAATTTTCTGCGTTCCAGAAAAGAGTGACGCCCGCGAGTGTGCAGCTCCGGGCGTCGTGGCGTTTTGTGTCTGTGGAGAAACTAACGCATGAACAGTTTAACGGCAAATAACCGTTGGTCGCAACAGCTGGTGGTCCGCGTGGCTGAACACCTGTTGTTACGGCATGAATGCAGATTACCAAATCACCTGGCTGTAAGTAACCACAGAGAACTTTACCTGACTGTGGGGGGCGAGTTGTGCAGGAACTTAACCGCTGGTTTCGTGACGGAAGAGGACTTTATGTTCATGTTATTCGTTGGGAGCCAGAAACACAGCGCGTTATCTATCTTCGCAAAGACTACCCGCATGAGTGCTTTAGTCCTTTGTGGAAATTCAGGCGTGATTTTGTTGAGTGTGAAGGACCACCAGCACATTGATTCTGCCATTCCGGGACGTTACACTGTTCAGGCACCTTATAAAGCGGGTGCCGGGCGTGGAAACCCGGAATTCACCAAAGCGCACAACCGCGCTCTTGCGGTTTTTTTGTGTCATGAGCAGCATTACGCCCAAATTATGGTGGGGCGTGCAGGGCCAACTTCGGTTGGGCCGGGTTCTTTGGTGACCGGTATTTCCACCCCTGTACGTCTCACCACCAATAAGGTCGTGGAAAGCCTTGGTGGTGAGTTATTTAAAATCACCAAAGAGGCTGCCATCATGGCTACGATCCCAACCCTCACTCAACCTGAAATTGCCATCGTTGATGGTCAGGCTGTTACTTCATCCCTGGCTGTTGCCAACTTCTTCTCCAAACGTCATGACGATGTACTGAAAAAGATCCGCACGCTTGAATGCTCCGCATCATTCACTGCCCGCAATTTTTCGGTGAGTGATTACACCGATTGCACAGGCCGCAAACTACCTTGCTATCAAATAACCCGCGACGGCTTTGCGTTTCTTGCTATGGGTTTCACGGGTAAACGTGCTGCCCAGTTCAAAGAGGCATACATCAATGCCTTTAACCAGATGGAGAAACAGCTTTCAAGGCCCGCTGTACCGAGCGACGTTGCACATAACGCCAGCGTTCTCTGTTCCTACATTTCATCAATTCATCAGGTCTGGCTGCAGCAGCTTTATCCTATGTTGGCAAAAGCCGAATCTCCGCTGGCTGTTAGCTTATATGACTATATTAATGATGCTTCGGCGCTGGCCTGCCTCATAAATTTGTCGCTGAACCCTTCAGAGGTAAGGGGGCGCAAATGATCCGGAATATTTTCAAACGTTTTACCAATCAGACTTTCCGTTGTCCTCGTCCGGGTCAGTGGTACACCACGCCTGCAGGGCATGTTCTACGTGTTAGCCTGGTTGACCGTGAATGTCAGAAGGTGGTTTGTGAACCGCTGGGCCGTAATTACCGCGTCAGTATGCCGCTTATAGCCTTTCGCTCCAGAAAAAACATGAAGCATCTCGGAGGTGCAGCATGAGTATGGAGCTGATGGTTAAAGCGATGAAAATTCGAGTGGGTAATCCATTGCGAAAACTGGTTCTGATCAAGCTGGCTGATAATGCCAGCGATCAGGGTGAGTGCTGGCCCAGCTACCAGCATATTGCTGACCAGTGCGAGATTAGCAAACGTTCTGTGATGAATCATATTGCGGCCCTTTGTGATTCCGGGCTGGTAAAAAAAGTCACCCGGAAAGGTGAAAAAGGTAACTCAAGTAATATCTATCTCCTTCATCTTGATGGTGCAGGAGATTCACTAGGGGGTAGTGCAAATAATTCACTATCTGGTGCAGCAAATTCACCAGGTAGTGCAGGAGTTGCACCAGGGGGTGGTGCAGGAGATTCACCCAGAACCAGTCACTCTTTTGAACCAGTCAAAGAACCAGTCAATGAACCAATAGCTGTTGGTGCATCTGCTGATGAGTCTGTGCGAGTTCGTTCAAACCGACCGGAATACTCTCCGGAGTTTGAGCAGGCATGGCTGGCATATCCCAAACGTGCTGGTGGCAATTCAAAATCAGCAGCCTTCAAAGCCTGGAAAGCCCGTTTGAACGAGGGGGTAAACCCCGAAACCATGCTGGAAGGTGTGAATCGCTACGCGGGCTGGGTATCTGCGATGGGCAATAGCGGTACACAATTTGTGAAACAGGCTGTCACGTTCTTTGGTCCGGATCGTCATTTCGAAGAATCCTGGGAAGTTCCTGCGGTATCTGCAGCCAGACGCGAGGACCCGTACTTCAAAGCCAGTTACGACAAAGTGGACTACAGCCAGATCCCGGCAGGATTCAGGGGGTGATCATGAGTCTTTTGAATGAAGTTCAGAAATTCATTGAAGCCCATCCGGGGTGTACTTCCGGAGACATTGCGGATGCTTTTGCAGGTTACTCACGACAGCGCGTTCTGCAGTCAGCAAGCAAGTTACGTCAGAGTGGGCGTGTGGCTCACCGTTGTGAAGGGGATACACGCAGACATTTCCCGCGTCAGACGAAGATATCGCCGGAGGCGGAACGGCAACCAGTTCGTGAAACCAGACCTGTGCGCAATTTCTATGTAGGCACTAACGACCCGCAGGTGATTTTGTGCCTGACTCGCCAGGCGGAAGAACTGGAGTCCAGGGGCTTATTTCGTCGTGCTGCAACCGTGTGGATGGCGGCATTCCGTGAAAGCCACTCCCAGCCAGAACGAAACAATTTTCTGGCGCGTCGTGAGCGGTGCTTACGGAAAAGCAGCAAGCGCGCTGCATCGGGTGAAGAGTGGTATCTGTCAGGGAATTACGTGGGGGCTTAATGAGTAATAAATATATCCAGGCGCTGGTGGAACTGCGGAACAAACCAGCCCATGAACTGAAGGAAGTGGGCGATCAGTGGCGCACGCCGGACAACATTTTCTGGGGAATTAACACTCTGTTTGGCCCGTTTGTTCTGGATCTGTTCACCGACGGTGATAACGCCAAATGTGCCGCGTATTACACGGCGGAAGACAATGCGCTGGCGCATGACTGGTCAGAACGTCTTGCGGAGCTTAAAGGTGCTGCCTTTGGTAATCCCCCATACAGCCGCGCCAGTCAGCATGAGGGGCAATACATCACCGGCATGCGTTACATCATGAAGCATGCCAGTGCCATGCGTGATAAGGGCGGACGCTATGTTTTCCTGATCAAAGCTGCCACCAGCGAAGTGTGGTGGCCGGAAGATGCAGATCATATTGCTTTTATTCGCGGGCGTATTGGTTTTGAAGTGCCTGCCTGGTTTATCCCGAAAGACGAGAAGCAGGTGCCGACAGGCGCTTTCTTCGCTGGTGCTATTGCTGTTTTCGATAAGACCTGGAAGGGACCGGCAATCAGCTACATCGGGCGCGATGAACTTGAGGCACGTGGTGAGGCGTTTCTGGCGCAGGTTCGCCAGCAGGCAGAACGGCTGCTCAGGGAGATAGTGGCATGAAGCTGATCCTGCCTTTTCCGCCCAGCGTGAACACGTACTGGCGACACCCCAACAAAGGGGCGTTTGCAGGTAAGAGCCTGATAAGCGCGGCGGGGCGCAAATTCCAGAGCGCGGCGTGTGCAGCAATAGTTGAGCAGTTACGTCGTCTGCCGAAACCAACGTCGGCACCTGCTTCAGTGGAGATCGTGTTGTTTCCTCCGGATAACCGGATCCGCGATCTGGACAACTATAACAAGGCGCTGTTTGACGCCCTGACCCACGCGGGTGTGTGGGAAGACGACAGTCAGGTGAAAAGAATGCTGGTGGAGTGGGGACCGGTTATCCCGGAAGGGAAGGTCGAGATCACTATCAGTAAGTACGAGAAAACGGCGGGTGCAGCCGCCTGATCAAGAGGAGAAACGAAGTATGAATAATCTGATGGTCATTGATGGTATTGAAGTTCGTCGTGATGCTTATGGGCGTTACAGCCTGAACGATCTGCATCGGGCTGCTGTTGCATCTGGTGCAAATGCCAGAACTAAGGAGCCGGGAAAGTTTCTTTCCAGCCAACAGATTACTGAGCTGGTTCAGGAATTGATCGATACCCAAAATTTGGGTGTCGGTTCATTCAATGAAACTACCCAAAATTTGGGTAGTAAACCAGTAAGTAAAATAGAAGGGCGGAATGGAGGAACGTATGTCTGCAAGGAACTGGTGTATGCCTATGCAATGTGGATCAGCCCGTCATTCCATCTGAAGGTGATCCGTACTTTCGATATGGTAACCAGCACACCGGAAAAATTATCCGGGCAGGCTGCTGACAAGATGCAGGCTGGCGTGATCCTGCTGGACTTTATGCGCCGGGAATTAAACCTGTCTAACTCATCAGTGCTTGGAGCCTGTCAGAAGCTTCAGGAGGCTGTTGGCTTACCGAATCTGGCACCGCGCTATGCCATTGATGCTCCTGCTGACGCGCCTGATGGCTCAAGTCGCCCCACGCTGTCGCTGAGTGCACTGCTGAAACAGTATGGTATCCGCCTGACGGCTAATCAGGCATATCACCAGATGGTGAAGCTGGGGATCGTTGAACAACGCGAACGATACAGCCGTACCGCGATTAACAACATCAAAAAATTCTGGTCGCTGACGGCGAAAGGCTGCATGTTCGGCAAGAACATCACCAGTCCTGCAAATCCGCGCGAGACGCAGCCGCATTTCTTCGAATCCCGATTCCCTGAGCTGTTAAAGCTGCTCGATACCGTTCATTGAGGTGACCGTGAGAGCACTACTGACCCCTGAAATTGCCCCGCGTATGGGGATCGTATTGTTCAGGCCAGGTTCAGAGCTGATGCCCCTATTTATGCAGGGGCGTGTCCTGCTGGAGCCTGAGCCGGAACGTTATTCATCTTTCGCCAGTGGTGCCGTTCCGGCGGCATCACAACCGCTGGCGGATGATCCTGCCGTTCGGGCCGTGTTCCGCAATGAGGCAGTGATCCGTCGTGCTGGTGGCGTGGAATGTCTTGAAAGCTGGTTACTTCGTGAAAAGGGCTGTCAGTGGCCTCATTCCGACTGGCACAGCGAGAACATGACCACAATGCGACACGCGCCGGGCGCAATCCGTCTGTGCTGGCACTGCGATAACCAGTTGCGTGATCAGTTCACGGAACGGCTGGAATCAATGGCAACGGATAACTGTGCCCACTGGGTGTTATCTGTCGTGCGTCGGGATCTCGGTTTTGATGACAGTCACGTAGTGACAATGCCGGAACTGTGCTGGTGGCTGGTTCGTAATGACCTGGCGGATGCCTTACCGGAAAGTGCAGCCCGTAAGGCACTGAGATTACCGAAGCCTGTTGTGCCGTCTGTCACCCGGGAAAGTGACCTTGTGCCTTCGGTTCCTGCCACCAGCATCATCCAGGATAAAGCGAAAAAGGTGCTGGCGCTGAAAGTGGATCCGGAGTCGCCGGAGTCTTTTATGTTACGCCCAAAACGTCGCCGCTGGGTTAATGAAAAGTACACGCGCTGGGTTAAGACACAGCCGTGTGCATGTTGTGGAAAGCCCGCTGATGATCCCCACCACCTGATAGGCCACGGTCAGGGTGGAATGGGTACAAAAGCGCATGACCTTTTTGTGTTGCCTTTGTGCAGAAAGCATCACGACGAGCTGCATGCGAATACCGTGGCATTTGAAGAGAAGTATGGCTCCCAGCTGGAGCTGATATTTCGTTTTATCGATCGTGCGCTGGCAATAGCCGTACTGGCGTAAGTGGAGAACGAGCATGAACCTTGAAGCTTTACCAAAATATTACTCCCCAAAATCTCCAAAATTGAATGATGACGCACCGGCGACAGGCTCGGGTGGTTTAACAATAACAGATGTGATGGCTGCGCAGGGGATGGTGCAGTCGAAAGCTCCGCTTGGTTTTGCCTTATTCCTGGCAAAAGTTGGTGTTCAGGATCCTCAGTTTGCGATTGAAGGTCTGCTCAATTACGCGATGGCAATGGATAATCCGACATTGAACAAATTGAGTGAAGAAATCCGGTTACAGATCATCCCTTACCTTGTGAATTTTGCCTTTGCTGATTATTCCAGGTCTGCGGCAAGTAAGGCTCGCTGTGAGTATTGTGCTGGTACTGGATTTCATAATGTATTGCGCGAAGTGGTGAAACACTCCAGAAGTGGGGAATCTGTTATCAAGGAAGAGTGGGTGAAGGAACTATGTCAGCATTGCCATGGTAAGGGAGAAGTCAGCACAGCGTGCAGAGGGTGTAAGGGGAAAGGTATTGTCCTGGATGAAAAAAGAACCCGGCTTCATAGCACGCCTGTTTATAAGGTTTGTGGGCGTTGCAATGGAAACCGGTTTAGTCGTTTACCAACGACACTGGCGCGGTGTCATGTCCAGAAGCTGGTACCAGACCTGACGGATTATCAGTGGTACAAAGGATATGCAGATGTCATTGATAAACTGGTTACAAAGTGCTGGCAGGAAGAAGCATATGCTGAGGTGCAATTAAGAAAAGTGACGAGATAAATGATTTTCACCGAACGATGGCGACATAACGATTGTATTTTCTAAGGAAACGTGCAAAGAGTTTTCCAATGATGAGCCTTATATGCATACCGGTGGAAAATATCAATAAGCCGCGCAGAGTGGTTTTTTTGTGGACATAAACTTTGTGCAGAACGGTAACCATTATGGTTGCCGTGAATGCAGTTTTTTTACATTGCTGGCTTTTTTAGATTTGTGTTAGTTATTGATATTAACAAGAAGGGGAAAAGACATGCTAAAACGGCAGGATATGAAGGAAACGGTTATGCGTGAATGTTCCAGTGTGATTAACCATATCATCTGGAGAAGCCATCCTGATGCAGGGAAGAGGTAACAGTAACGCGCATCAATCAGGCTGCAAATAAATGGCTTACGCCGGAAATCTGGCTATCGATGTATTACCGGTTTGTTACCCATGAAGAAAATTAAGGTGATAACGAAACTGATTTTATAGGTGTCTTGTCAGAGTGTTGCTATGAAACTTGTGTTGGCAGTGCAGGGAAAACAGTAGGATGAAAATTATAAATTGCTTTAAATGAGCTTGATTTTCCTCATGTTATGAGATATTTGTCTTATATTGCTGGTTAATTATGAAAATTTTTGTAAATCTACAGCAATAAAATCCATATTAATTAAAGCACTAGATGCGTTTCTGATTTGTGCATGAAACATACATATCATAATGATTAATTGCATCTATAATTACAGATACAGCATTGTGCTGTTAAAAAACTGGAGTCCCCATGAATACATTATATGTAAGTGATTCAAATGAAAAATCTCATGACAGGAATAAAAACAATGAGGATAGTAAGGGTAAGGATAATAAAAAAGACAACCGGAAAGAGTAAATAATCTTTCCTGCATAAAAATACTAGGGTGGAATATGTCAGAACATCCAGATTTTGATGACCGTAAGCCTGATGATGAGCCCGTTGAGCGTCCTGATGAGGGGCAACCATTGAACCCTTTTTCACCGGATGATAAAAGAGATCCTATTATTTAGATATAGCAGAATATAGCCGTTTAAAGTAGGTTGTGTTTTGTTGCTATCCTTAAACCACCTCCACAGGAGGTGGTTTTTTACTAATGGAACATTAATTGGCAGATGTGATTGTGTACGACTTATGGGAGGCTTAAGATTATTTTCTGCCAATAATAAAACCAAGCGTTAACCCTATGCTTAGAGCAACCACCACGCTAGTCAGTGGATAATTTCTAAATTTATCTTTAACGTTTTCTTTGCCTCCCTGCAAAGCATCGTCAGCACATGATGCATATTTTTTGACAGTATTAACTATTTCGTTTTCAGATTGATTTGAAGTCATGTTTGAAGTCCTGATGTTAAGTGGCTTTTTAATTATAGCAGATATGCTTTCAATGATAGGGCGGAGAGTTGTTATTGAGGTGATACTATGACCACTCAATCAACATTACATAAAATGACGTTTACTCCTGTTTGGCACAGTAGCAGAATTTTGCTTCTGCTACTGAAGTCGCTTTAGCACTAGAATATGCAGATGGATAAAGCAGTTCAGCGTATGTACTGCGTCATGCATATCGGTCTTGCAGATATGACGAGAAGGGGAGACAAGGTGTGTGTAATGTAGAAGTCTTTAAAGTGCTGTCTGGGATAACTCTATGCTGAAGTGCAATTGATAAAAGTAACACGATAAAGGTTTTTCAATGAAGATGGTAACGTGATGCTTGCATTTTTCAAAAAATATGGATAAAATTTTTTCAACGATGGGCTTTGTATACCCGACGTTAAGAAAAAGTAGAAAACCCGCTGATGAGCGGGTTTTGTGCTTTAAATGGGGCAATGGTAATGTTGAATCTCATCCCGGGACTCATGTCTGTTAACTTATTATTTAGCTGGTGACTTGGTTATTTGCCTGATGTTTAAAATGTTTTCTTCCAGTACAATGTCCCTAAACACAATGAGTCTGCTTATTATATTATTAGCAGAGCTATTACGGCCAAAGTACAGCATAAGCTTTTAAAGCCAATCAACCAGTCATCAAGACAGACGGGGTTATTCATAAAAACTCTCCATGTGTGATCCGATGGGGCCTGAAATTAAAGCTTTAATATAGCTCATGAAAGGTAAACATTGGCAGCTGAAGGGCCACGCAGACCATTTATCCGGCAAAATTCCACGCGTAATCCGGTGGTAATTTCTTCTGCATCGCGGAGATTGAGCGCTGAAACATGAAGCTGGACATTGATACGACCATCGGATGGGGTGATAAGACCCTTGCCGCTTTTGCCGTCAAAGGTTTTGACAATTCCTGTCATTTTACGGGACAAAAAATTCCTTAATACTGATAACTTGGCGCACTATACACACGTTCCTGAAGAAAGCTATAGTTTTTTGATGGGGTTGAAGATGGCTGGATGTCTAAAATAAACATTGCCTCATATGTTCAACTATGCGTTAATGATTGCGTCGGTTTGAAGAACAGACGATATACGAAGTAGTTTACTAAAGCAGTTCTCATTTCAGGTGTTATTCACTTATTCCTTCTTTGAGTCTCTCCAATTAAGTACGAAGTCGTTTCTGTTATACAAGCCATTTATGCCGAAAGGCTCAAGTTAAGGAATGTAGAATGTCAAATAAAATGACTGGTTTAGTAAAATGGTTTAACGCTGATAAAGGTTTTGGCTTTATTTCTCCTGTTGATGGTAGTAAAGATGTGTTTGTGCATTTTTCTGCGATTCAGAATGATAATTTTCGAACCTTATTTGAAGGTCAAAAGGTTACCTTCTCTGTAGAGAGTGGTGCTAAAGGTCCTGCAGCAGCAAATGTCATAATTACTGATTAAAATTGATAGTTTGTCTGTATACGATAACGAAGAAGGCTGATGCCTGAGTGGAGATACAGACAGAGTGGTGAATATTGGATCTCTTTAATAAATAGTAAGGAGATCCAATACATGAAACAATGGCCAGCATATTTGGCAATAACTTAATCAGGAAAAGTATGCTAACCATTGTGGTGAAGTGCAGGTTTGCTGCATGAATAGTTTTACAGCAGAAGCTAACTGCTGGCATAGCAAAACAAAGTGCGTAAGTGGATGACTCCCACAAAAAGCACCACAATATTAAACCCGCTCAGGCGGGTTTTTTATTATCTGCTTTAAATATATTATTAAAATATAAAAAATACTTGTTACTAATAAAATCAATCAGGCTACAGCTTTAAGATTTGTCTGGAATACTTTGTTGCAATGAGGGCAGATCAAAAGGGCACCTTTTTGTACTCTTGAAAAACTGTGTTCTGACTCTTGGGTGCAGTTTGGGCAGGAACATTTAACGAGATAATTACGGCGTGATTTTGAGTCTTTACGTTCTGACATAGGCTTTTCCTGTATAAATGGCCGTATACAGTACACTAAATATGAAAACATATCTCGTATTATTATTTAATATATGATTTTCTTTTAAAATAATTACCCACATTTTTAATGTGTCTGTTTTTTAGCGCCGTTGAGAACAACGTTTGCTATAAAAACTAACCCATAGACTCCGATCTTTTCAAACATATTGCACCATCTGTGTACATCGGGGTGAGGATATGAAATCAATGGATAAGTTAACAACAGGTATCGCCTATGGCACATCGGCTGGTAATGCTGGTTTCTGGGCATTGCAGTTACTCGATAAAGTAACTCCGTCACAGTGGGCTGCAATCGGTGTGCTGGGTAGTCTGGTTTTTGGCCTGCTGACGTATCTGACAAACCTTTATTTCAAGATTAAAGAAGACAGGCGTAAGGTTGCGAGAAGAGAGTAATCCAATGACACAAGACTATGAACTGGTTGTGAAAGGAGTCCGCAATTTTGAGAATAAAGTGGCGGTAACTGTAGCCTTACGGGACAAAAAACGCTTTGACGGTGAAATTTTTGACCTGGACATCTCGCTGGACCGTGTTGAAGGTGCCGCGCTGGAGTTTTATGAGGCAGCAGCGAGAAGGAGCATTAGACAGTTCTTCCTGGATGGTGCTGCCGGGTTATGTGAAGGGGATGAGCAGTCGCCGGAAAAGCGCCCCATAATTTTAGAGGCGCAGAATGTGTGGATAACCTACAAAGGAAAGCTACCGGGAAGAATTACTGGTTCTCTGAAGACGCCACCGACGGCATTGCGGTCAGAAAAAGATGATATTGAATCGCTCATTGAAAAACTGGAGGGCAGCGTCGCTGATCTGAATAAAAAATTGTCGGTGCTGATTCCTTCTGAAGATGAAAAAAAACGCCGCGATGAGCAGTTTGCGGCGTTTTACGATTATTGCATTGAAGTTACTCGCAGGAATTTTGTGAAGATTTTTGAGGAGGGTAAATCTCTTCAGTAAGCTTAATGGCGGACGCTGCAATTAATTCAGGAAGGTCCGCAAGGTCATCTGTCAGTGGATATGATGAAAAATCGGCGGCAGTTCTGTTAAGAAGCGCTTTAACTAATTCCTTTTCCTTCTCCGGCAACAAGTTGATTAGAGCTACGACTGCTTGCCTGAGTGCGATTAAATCAGCAAAAGTTTGTTTTGGTAGATTTGTGTAATCCATAGTCACCTCTGTGTTTATCAGATTGACATCCTCCTCCCGCCAGTGCCCATCACTGGTGAGGTAAGATTTAACATATCCGGGGATTTGAAGCCGATAAATCCTGATAAATATCCATGAACGTAAAAATCAGATACAGCCTGTCGGCTGCTGTTCTGGCACTGATTGCCGCCAGTGCTCCTGCCCCTGACATTCTCGATCAGTTTCTGGATGAAAAAGAGGGGAATCACACCACTGCATACCGCGATGGCTCCGGCATATGGACCATCTGTCGGGGAGCAACGATGGTGGACGGTAAACCTGTTATTCCGGGAATGAAACTGTCGAAGGAAAAATGCGCCCAGGTTAACGCCATTGAGCGGGATAAGGCGCTGGCATGGGTGGAGCGCAATATAAAAGTTCCACTGACCGAGCCACAGAAAGCCGGTATCGCGTCATTCTGTCCCTATAACATTGGCCCTGGTAAGTGTTTTCCGTCGACGTTTTATAAGCGGCTTAATGCCGGTGATCGTAAAGGCGCATGCGAGGCGATTCGCTGGTGGATAAAGGACGGTGGACGTGATTGCCGCATTCGTTCAAATAATTGTTACGGTCAGGTTATTCGTCGTGACCAGGAGAGTGCATTAACCTGCTGGGGGATAGAACAGTGAATCAGATATTCACGGTGATTTTGCTCGTGTTGGTAGGATTTGTCGTAGGTAATGTCTGGAGCGACAGAGGATGGCAAAAAAAATGGGCGGAGCGTGATGCTGCCGAATTATCTCAAGAGGTAAATGTCCAATTTGCTGCTCGAATAATTGAACAGGGGCGAACTATATCCCGTGATGAGGCTGTTAAAGATGCACAACAGAAAGCCGCTGAAATTTCTGCCAGGGCTGCTGATCTGTCTGATAGTGTTAACCAGCTGCGTGCCGAAGCAACAAAATATGCCATACGCCTTGACGCAGCGCAGCATACCGCAAATCTTGCCGCTGCCGTCAGAGGCAAAACAACCAAAGCCGCCGAAGGAATGCTCACCAACATGCTCGGAGATATTGCAGCAGAAGCTCAGCTTTATGCTGAAATTGCTGACAAACGCTACATCGCAGGAGTGACTTGTCAACGGATTTATGAATCTTTAAGAGATAAAAAATATCAGATGTAGATTAATATTAAATCGGATTATTTTTAGCGCTGAATGTGAAATTTAAATAAAAAGGACTCTTCCATGAGTCAAAATTCTTGAAATCTTAAGGGTAAGATAAAAGGTCATTAGACAGAATGACACGTTTTATTAATAAATAAAGCTATTGTTTCATTCGTGTGTTTTTCTTTACAAAAGTAATCCTTGCTATGGTTGGTTAATCATGCGTTAATGGTGTTCTGGTTTGTTACAAAATTATCTGAAGCAGTCATTGTTATAATTTTATTATTTGTACCTCTTGAGATTTCCTTGTTGGTTTTTCTCTCTGATATTTTTTTTCGGACCATTCTGCCCAAGGGCTAACTTCTTCAAAAGGTAATAATGATGTCTAACAAAATGACTGGTTTAGTGAAATGGTTTAACCCTGAAAAAGGTTTTGGTTTCATCACGCCGAAAGATGGCAGCAAAGATGTGTTTGTCCATTTCTCAGCAATTCAGAGCAACGATTTCAAAACATTAACTGAGAATCAGGAAGTTGAATTTGGTATTGAGAACGGACCTAAAGGTCCTGCCGCTGTTCATGTAGTGGCGCTTTGAGGTAGACAATATTACAAACCATATTCACTTTAGATGCCCGTGTTGTCATGGTTCCCAGTATAGAACATCATCTTTTGATGTTTCTGACATGAATCCTTTCGGGGCAAAATGTATCTTTTGTAAATCAATGATGATTACATTTGATAATATTTCACAATACTTAAATGCCAGCCGTCTGTCGTTGGATTTAAAAAAGTGAAAATGAAGGCTCCTTCGGGAGCTTTTTTGCTTGGTGTCTATTCGATGGATACTCACATACTACGGTAACATCATGAAAAAAATCATAGTTTTTTTAACTCTGAACCAGCAGTGGTAGTGCCAGCGATGACTGGAGTTAACACCATCATGCGTGAATATCCAAATGGCGAAAAAACACACCTTACTGTAATGGCCGCAGGGTTTCCATCTCTGACCGGAGATCATAAAGTCATTTATGTAGCCGCGGATCGGCATGTTACTTCAGAAGAAATTCTGGAAGCAGCAATAAGGCTCTTGAGTTGATTTGATGCTATTGCATTGATAATTCAGGAAAATTCTCTTTGTCTGTTTGTGTAAAATTTAGACTATCGTATGTTGATTATTGCGATGTTTCATCTTATCTTTTACACGTTTGCACCATATAATCGACTTACCAGTGTAACTGGAAAGTCATAACAGACTAAAAGAGGAAATGATGAATATTGAAGACTTAAAAACAAAAGCAGAAGCAGATATTTCTGAATATATAACAAAAAAAATTATTGAACTTAAGAAAAAGACCGGGAAAGAAGTTACCAGTATTCAGTTTACCGCACGGGAAAAAATGACGGGTCTTGAAAGCTATGATGTCAAGATTAATTTAATCTGATGTATTCAATAATAAAATTTATCCATAAACCTCGTTTTTACGGGGTTTTGTTATATTTGAATGGTTCCGAATATCTAAATCACAATTGTTGATGGTTTTTATTAAACCAATGCAGTCCGGCTCAGGAGTGAGAGAAGCCGGACGTTATGGTTTAGCGTGGTAAGATTTGTGTAGTTTTCTGGATGCTTTCAGTAAATAGTAATGAGTTATCAAAGGTATAGTAATATCTTTGGTGTTCATGGATATTTGTAACCCATCGGAAAACTCCTGCTTTAGCAAGATTTTCCCTGTATTGTTGAAATGTGATTTCTTTTGATTTCAACTTATTATAGGAGGTCTCTATAAGATGTTTGTTTCTGGAGAATTTAACATTTACAACCTTTTTGAGTCCTTTTACTAACACTATGTTGTCGTTTTCTAACACAATGTGAATATTATCTGTGGCTAAATAGTAAATATAAAGTGAGACATTGTGACGTTTTAGCTCAGAATAAAATAATTCACAGTTTAAATCTTTACGCACTTGATCGAATATTTCTTTAAAAATGGCAGCCTGAGCCATTGGTAAACCTTCCATGTGATACGATGACGCGTAGTTTGCATTATCGTGTTTATTGTTTCAATCTGGTCTGACCTCTTTGTGTTTTGTTGATGATTTATGTCAAATATTAAGCCTGTTTTCAATAAATAGTGTTGGTTGCGTAACAAAGTTGAGCCTTGCTGGCATCCAGGAGGGATATGCAACCGACAGATGTATGTAAGGTCGATGTACTCAAACTTTCATACTTTTCCTCTTTTATGCAGAAAGATTTGAAGTAATATTTTAACCGCTAGATGACGAGCAAACGCATGGAGCGACAAAATGAATAAAGAACAATCTGCTGATGAACTCTCGTTGGATCTGATTCGTGTAAAAAATATGCTTAATAGCACCATTTCTATGAGTTACCCGGATGTTGTAATTGCATGTATAGAACATCAGGTGTCTCTGGAAGCATTCAGGGCAATTGAGGCAGCGTTGGTGAAGCACGATAAGAATTCGAAGGATTATTCCCTGGTGGTTGACTGAGCACCATAACTGCTAATCATTCAAACTATTTCACCTGTGACAGAGTCAATATCGCATTCTGTCACTGCAGGCTAATACAGAGCTGCAATTCAACTACTGCAATGTCCTCGTAATTAGGTGAATTTACAATATCGTCCTGTTCGGCTGCATTGCTGAAGATGAGGCATTTATGGTTCGCGTATTTTCCCCTCATGCTCGTCAGTCCTGTGCGTAGGAAGAAACAGGACACTCACACTAATTTGTGTGGGCATGCTGTGATGTCCTTCTGAATTATTCCTATGCCATTATGTAAAGCGCTGTATCAGATGCTCGTCACGGCTGTCAGGCTGTCGGGTCCTCCCGGTGGGGGCCCCTGCCACGGGGCGGGAGCGTCGCGGAAAAAGACTAGTTTTTGCATTTCCATGGCGGCGGCAGCATGT